AACGACCAAGGCTACCTGGCCGTTGTGTGTCAGGGGCATTTCGACGCCATGGAGTGCCTGAGGGCGTACCTGGCCCTGCCAAAAACGGAGGTTGCAGCATGACCAATACCGCCGCTGTCAAAATCAGTGATGCAGAGATTCGCCGGCAGGCCGCCGGCCAGGTGCGCGACCTGCGCGCCTTGGGCAACCATGGCCTGTATTTCCGCTTTCACCGCTCCCGCGAGCGCGGATCGTGGTACCTGGTGCACAAGGGCAAGTGGAACCTGATCGGCTCATACCCTGAGCTGAGCGCTGCCAAGGTGGCTGCTGCACTGCCGGATATCCGGCTGCGTCTGGAAGCGGGGGAGGGATCGAGCCTGTCGAGCTGGGTGCTCACCGGCGAGCTGCTGGCCTGGTTCGCTGAGCGCATGTCCCGCGACCGCAGCCTTTCGGCCAAGCGCAAGAGCACGGCGGCGTCGGCTATCAAGCAGCACCTGACGCCGCGCCTGGGCGAAACGCCACTGGCCCAGATCGACAAAGCGCTGCTCGACCGCGAGCTGATGTGGCCGCTGCAAGAGTCGCTTTCGATCGACTACGTGCGCCTGGTCTTTCAGTTGCTCGCGTTGGCCTTCCGGCAGGCCGCCAAACTCGGCCTGATCAGCACCAACCCTATGGCCGGCATCCGCTTCCGTGATTTCTCCAAGGCCAAGGTCACGGTCAAGCCGTCGAGGCTGCGTGGCGTGCACCTCGAAGACCTGATGGCGCGCATGAAAAGCACCCTGGCCCACAACCCGCAGCATGGCCTGCTGGCCCTGATGATGCTGTGCCACGGCACCCGGCTGGGCGAAACCCGCATGGCCCGCTGGAGCCACATCAGCCTGGCCGAACGGGAGTGGTTCATTCCCGCCGAGCACACCAAGACCGGCGTGCAGCACCGCCTGCCGCTGACCGACCAGGTGCGCTTCCTGCTGATGGCCTGCCGCGAGATCCAGCTCAAGCAGGGTTACGAGGGCGAGTTCCTGTTCCCGGGGCGGCAGGGCAAGCCCATGAGCGAATCGAAGGCCTCTACGGTGTTCTCGGTCATGGGGCAGGGCGAGTGGACCAGCCACGACCTACGCAAGCTGGCCCGTACCGGTTGGGCTGACCTCGGTGTTGACCACCTGGTGGGTGAGCTGCTGATCAACCACGCCATGGGCCACAACGTGAAGGTGTACATCCAGTCCGACGTCATGGCCCGCAAGCGCGAGGCGCTGGAGAAGTGGCACGCACACCTTGATCAGAAGGGTTTCGCCTCGGTTCACGGCTTGACCGGTGATAGATCAACGGATTCATGGATTCTCTGCGAGGTCGCAGGGCGCGCGGGCTTCGACGGCCTTCCGGTATCCACCATAAGCGAGGATTCGAAATGAAGAATGACGACAAGATCCGCGCCGAGTTCGAGCGCCACTTCCCGGTCCCGGATGGCATCAAATGGGACCCGGCAGTTGGCGATTACGTCGTCACTTGCAAGGGCTGCTGGATGGCTGCGGAGGAAGTGGCCTTCCAGGCTCGCCGGGAAGGCTGGTGGGCATCCCGTGAAGCGCTTCGCGTGACCAACCCATTCCCCGTGTCCATGGGCGACCCTGATGGGGATTGGGCGCGAGAGCTGGCTGAAAAGTCGCTGCGGGCCCAAGGGCTGAAGGTGGTCGATTGATGAAGAAGCACGGCCCGGCCTTCAGGAAGGCTGTGATCGAGCTGGGCAAGTGCCCTTTGTGCCGTGGGAGAGCGGTCACGATGGGCACGTTTTACGAGCTGCCATGCGACCACTGCAATGCCTCGGGGTTTGTGGTGGCTGCAACAGGCGAAGCCCTGGCCCTGGATGAGCTGGTTACCCAGCTCAGCATGGCCCTATGGGCTGCGCACCGGCAGATCGATCAGTTGAAGAACCCTCGGGCCACCGGTCCGGGTGCGCAGTATCAGGAAGGCAACCGGCTCGGCGCCGGGGGCAGCAACTACACCGGGGATTGAGGGGGAAGGACATGATTTATAGCAGTGTACTCGCGGCGGTCGTATCGGCCCTGGCTGCGGAAGCGATCGACAACACCAGCAAGCAGGCATGGCAGAAGCTCTACGAGCCAGGCAGCGAGGATGGCCACGACATGGCTACCCTGAGCCGCTCGGTAGAGCGCGGCGAGATCAGCCGCATGGATGCTGACTGCTGGGTCTTTGCGCGTCTTCACAGCCAGTTGAAGCCGCGCCATTGGGATGTGCTGGTGGCCAGGTTCAGCACACATAAGGGCCGGAAGGTTCAGTCGATTAGCCGCTTGATTCCGATGGTTGCATCCCATGCGCCAAAGCTGTTTATCACTAGCGCTGTGACGGCCTGGGCTATTCCCAAAATGAAGGGTGCCGAAGGGAGGCGGTCGAGCGACATGATCGTACTGCCTGCACAGTTCTACGACGTCAACCGGTGGGACCCCGATGCTCGGCCTGAGCGTACTCGCCGCCGCTGGAGGAAGGGTATCGAAGACGTTTTAGGGCAGATGGCCGAAGAGGCTCTGGAGGCGGCGGGAGAGATCCTGAGTTACGAAGGCCTTTCGATGGAAAATGCCGCTTGACATCAAATGGCCGCATGGCCGATTATTTCCCCATCCTGTCATTCCTGCGCGTGTTGAGGAGTGGCTGTCCAATCAAGCCCAGCCAACCGTTGGGCTTTTTACTTTCTGGTGGGGGCTTATGAGCTGGGACGTTCTTGTTGCTGCAATTAAACAGAAAGAAGCTCTTCACCCAGACGAGAAGGTTGCTCGAGTTACCCTCAGCGAAGAGTTTTTTGAGCGCATTAAGCTCGATAAGAACGCGGTGATCGGCTCAGCAGCTATCTCGCCTACCGAGGTCGAGCTTCATCTGCTGGGGTATCCCTTGTCGATTCAGGACATGCAACCAGATTTTCTGATCAGCATGTCCCCTCGCTGATTGTTATTTATTTACATCTAGGGCCCCGGCATTTGCTGGGGCTTTTCGTTTATGCAGATGAATGCCATGGCTGAATGGCAGATTGCGGCGCTCGCTCCCACTAGGCCCGCTGAAATAGAACGAGAGGGAGTAAGCCGGGTACGCACCGGCCATCTGCACCAACTACAAGGCTCACCGATCTGGTGGGCCTTTTTCGTTTTCGGCTCCACCACACCCATCGCCCCGAGCTGGGAGTGCTGTTGAGGCCGAACCTACTCCGCTCCCCAAAAGGGAGGAACTGAGATGCCGAACATGCCCGAGAAGGATCCTGGCCTGTGGGCCGCTGTGCTCGCTTGGGTGCTGGCTCACCAGCCTCAGCTGTATGCCGCCGGCCTGTCTGTCGCGATCGCTGCCCTTCGGGTGGTGTACGGCGGCGGCACTCGCCGGCAGATGGTCTTGGAGGGCGCGCTCTGCGGCCTCATTACCCTGGCTCTGGTGCCGCTACTCGAATGGATGGGGCTGCCTCAGGGCATGGCCACCTTCGCTGGTGGTGCTGTCGGCTTCATGGGTGTGGAGAAGCTTCGCGGCTATTCCGACCTGTTCTTGTCTCGTAAGGCGCAGGGGTGATCAATGAATCGAAACCAGATTGCCACCGCCTACAGCCTGTTCTCTAAGCGTGACCAAGTGCAACGGCGACTGGATACGGTGCTGAGTGGATCCGGGGTTGCATTGATGTTGACCGGTGATTATCAGGAGCCGGCTGTGCTGGCTGCTGTTGTTGATCCACTTGCAGATCACTTCAGGAAAGAGCTCGAGCACATTGATGCTCAGCTCAAGTTGATGGGCTGGAGCGGCGAGTAACTCTGTCGCGCCCAAACCTAGATGCGCCGTTTCACGGCGCGCCCACATGAGGATTCACCATGGACAACCAGCACAAGAAGATCACCGGCTACCGCGACCTCTCCCATAGCGAGATCGACGGCATGAACTCGATCAAGGCCCTGGAAGCGGATGCCGGCGAGCTGTTCAAGCAGATCGGCCAGATTGACGGGGTTGATCAGCGCACCTTAGCTCTGGCCAAAACCAACCTGCAGCAGGGTTTTATGTGGTTCGTGCGTTCGATCGCCAAGCCCGCTGATCCTTTCAGCTGATGGCCAAGGCGCCTTACACGCCTTGCAAGCTTTACCTGGATGGCGCCGAGGGCATCGCAGTTGGCGATTTCATCACCACCGCAGCCGGATCTGCATACCTGGTGCAGGCGCTTCGAGTAAGCCGAGCTAGGCCTGAGCGAAAGCACATGCACTGCCTACGCTGGCCGATTGCCGAGGTGCCGGCGGATGCCCGGTGCTTCCAATTGACCTGGTACAAGAGATAGGGAGCGTGAGCCATGGCTCGCATGACTGCGACAATCGTCTACCAACAGAGCTGGCGGCTCAAGTACTACCTGGCCGGCGTCCTGGCTATCAGCCACATCTCCGGACGCGAGCCGGACCTTGGCCGTGTATTCCGGTGGATGGAGCGCGGCATCAGGGTCGAGGTGCGCTGATGGCCAGGCTCAGGACACTGGGGCCGCGCATCAAGGAAAGCGCAGGCTCGCGGGTCAAGGTGGTCACACCAGGCAGTTGGCGAAGCGGCATGACCAGCTCCCAGCGTGGCTACGACTATCGATGGCAGAAGGCGCGAGAGCAGTATTTGCGTGACAACCCGCTATGCATCTACTGCGAGCGGAACGGCCGTACAACTGCCGCCAGGATTGTCGACCACATCGTTGCTCACCGTGGCGACATGGCCCTCTTCTGGGACCAGGCCAACTGGCAGAGTCTCTGCAAGCCTTGCCACGACTCCGTCAAGCAGGCCGAGGAGGCGGCGGGGCTGGGTGGCTGACACGTCAGCGGATCGCCGAAACCCAGCCCGGAGAGCTAGAGGCACGCCAGTGACGTGCCTCTAAAGGGGTAGGGGGGCGAAAGCTAGGGATTCTCATCTAGCTAGACCGCCACCGACCCCACGTACACATTTTTTCCCGTTTCAGGAAAAGTTAACCATGGCTTTAACCGACAAGAAGCGGCGGTTTGTTGACGCTTTGCTGTTGGGGGCCACAAATCGTGAGGCGGCGATTGCTGCCGGATATTCGGAGAAGACCGCGTCGCAAGCGGGCTCCAAGTTAGCCAAGGACCCCGACGTGCTCGCAGAGGTCGGGCGACGCCTGAAGCAAAAGCAGGCAACCAGCACCGAAGTTAAACCTGCGCGAAAAGTTAAAGCTGAACAGCCGGAATTTGAGCAGCCCGGCGAGGTATCTCTCACAGAGACCGACGACCCGCGAGCCTTCCTTACTGAGCTGATGAACGCCGAAGGCGCCGACATGCGTATGCGACTGGAAGCGGCCAAGACGCTGATGCCTTATGTGCACGGCAAGGTCGCTGACCAGGGCAAGAAAGAGCAGAAGGCCGAGGCCGCCAAACAGGTCGGTAAAGGCAAGTACTCCCAAGGCAAGCCACCCCTCTCCGTAGTGAAGAATTGACCTATGCAATGGACAACGGCCTGCCCGGATTGGTGGAGGTGCCTGGCTGCGGGCGAATCAATCATCCCTGAGCCGCTGTTTCCAGACGAAGCTGAAGCCGGCCTCGATGTGTTCAAGGGGCTGAAGATCGTCGATGCCCCGGGCAGCCCCACCATTGAAGCCGCTTGCGCACCCTGGGTCTTGGCGTTTGCCGGGGCCATCTTCGGCAGCTACAACAGCGAGACCGGCGAACGTCTGATTCGGGAGGTGATGCTCTGCATCCCGAAAAAAAACAGTAAATCCACGATTGCAGCAGGGATCATGCTGACAGCACTGATCCGCAACTGGCGCCTTTCAGCTGAGTTCATCATTCTGGCGCCGACTAAGGAGATTGCCGACAACTCGTTCATCCCGGCCAAGGACATGGTCAACAATGACGACGAGCTGAAAGCGCTGCTGCATGTCCAGCCGCACCTGCGGCTGATCACTCATCGTGAGACCGGCGCCACCTTGAAGGTAGTGGCTGCGGATAGCGACGTGGTTGGCGGCAAGAAGGCGGTCGGCGTCCTCATCGATGAGGCTTGGCTATTCGGCAAGAACCCCAAAGCCGCTGACATGATCCGGGAGGCTACTGGTGGTCTGCTGTCGCGACCTGAAGGCTTCATCATCTGGCTGACGACCCAGTCAAACGAGCCACCGGCTGGTGTGTTCCGCTCCAAGCTCAACTACGCTCGCGGCGTGCGTGATGGCCGGATCGACGACAACCGTTTCCTGCCGATCATCTATGAGTTCTCTCAAGAGATGATCAAGAGCGGCGAGGCGAGGAAGCCTGAGAACTTCCACCTGGTCAATCCCAACATCGACTACTCGGTTGACCGACCTACGCTTGAGCGCCTGTTTATGCAGGCTGAACTGGACGGCGAGGCTGAGCTACGCGGCTTCCTGGCCAAGCACCTCAACATCGAAATCGGCCTCGCACTGATGTCCGACGCCTGGGTCGGCGCGGAGTTCTGGGAGCCCCAAAGTACAAGCTGGCTCAGCCTTGATGAAATCCTCACGCGATGCGAGGTAATCGATGTTGGCGGCGACGGTGGCGGTTTGGATGACTTGCTCGGTCTTGCAGTGATTGGGCGGGAGTCTGGTACCCGAAGATGGTTCCACTGGGCTCACGCCTGGGCCCACCCCTCCGTCCTAGAACGGCGCAAATCTGAGGCACCGCGCCTCCGGGACTTGGAAAAAGCCGGTGACCTGACGATTGTCGAGCGTATCGGTGATGACGTGGAGCAGTTCGCAGCCATTGTTGCCCGCGTCAATGCAACTGGATTGCTGGATAAGGTGGGGCTCGACCCGGCAGGGATCGGCGCAGTTCTTGATGCCCTGGCCGACGCAGACGTTGAAGAAGACAAGATCGTCGGTATTTCCCAGGGCTGGAAGCTTACCGGTGCAATCAAGACCACTGAGCGGAAGCTCGCCGAGGGCACCTTGTTGCACTGCGGCCAGCCGCTGATGGCTTGGTCATGCGGCAACGCCAAAGGGGTGCCCTCGGCGAACGCCTTCCTGATCACCAAGCAGGCCTCGGGCACGGCAAAGATCGACCCGCTGATGGCTACATTCAACGCCGTTTCTCTGATCAGCCTCAATCCTGAGGGGCGCGGGGGAATGGACAACTTTATGGCTGGCATTCGGGACCCACTGATCGCATGAACGCATTTCATATTTTCATCGCCTGCGCAGTGGTCGCTTTCTGCTTGGCATGCAGCGGGGTCTGGATGCTGGCTGGTACCGGCTGGGCTTTGCTGGCCGGATCGCTGAGCTTCTTCTGCATCGCTGGCTTCATCCGCAGAGGGCTTGTCAGTGATTAAAACCCTATCCCAGGCTTTAGGCGCTGCTGCCACCAAGCCCTCAGCCAGTATGAGCGAATGGCTGGGCAAGACCATCAAGCTGTCGGATGGCGGTTTCTGGAGTCCCTTTAATGGCGCCCAGTCCAGTAGTGGTAAGTCAGTCAGCGTCGACAAGGCCATGCGCTTGTCCACCGTGTGGGCATGCGTCCGTATCATCTCGACCTCGGTAGCCGGCTTGCCGCTGAGCATCTACCGGCGGATGCCCGATGGTAGCCGAGAGAGTGCCCGTGATTTCCCGCTGTACGACGTTGTGCACAACAGCCCCAACGAAGACATGGCTGCCTTTCATTTCTGGCAGGCAGTCGTCGCCTCGATGCTGCTGTGGGGCAACGCCTACTGCGAGATCCATCGCTCCGCTGGGCGCGTCATTGCCCTGGACTTCCTGATGCCGTCGAGAGTCGACCTTGAGTTCGACGACGATGGACGACTCAGGTATTTCTTCAGGCCCCGAAAGGGAGCGCGCCGAGAGATCCAGCGGCAGGACATGCTTCACATCCCAGCCTTCACCCTGGATGGCCGAGTTGGCCTTTCTGCTATTCGGTACGGCGCGGATGTGTTCGGTTCTGCGATGTCTGCAGATGATGCCGCCAATAGCACATTCCGCAACGGCATGATGCCCACAGTCGCTTTTTCGGTCGACAAGACGCTTAACCCGGCTCAGCGCGTCGAGTTTCGTGAGTACGTTAAGACAATCTCCGGGGCATTGAATGCCGGCAAGAGCCCAGTACTTGAGCAGGGCGTGAAGCCGGAGATGATCGGGATCAACCCTGCCGATGCGCAGTTGCTGGAGTCGAGAGGGCATAGCATCGAGGAAATTTGCCGATGGTTCGGCGTTCCGCCCTGGATGGTGATGAAGACCGACAAGGGCAGCAACTGGGGGACCGGCCTGGAGCAACAGCAGATCGCGTTTCTTACGTACTGCATCATGTCCTTCACCGCGCCGATCGAGCAGTGCGTGAACAAGTGGTGCATGACGGCGGTTGACCGGATCAAATTCTACGCCGAGTACTCACTTGAAGCGTTCCTGCGTGCGGACAGCGCCGGTCGGGCAGCCTATCTCAGCACGATGGGCCAGAACGGCTACCTGACCCGAAACGAAGGGCGGCGGAAAGAGAACCTTCCAAGCATGCCAGGTGGCGACGTGCTGACCGTGCAATCGAATCTGGTGCCGCTGGACCAGCTGGGTAAGCAAGAAGATGGGCAGGCCGCAAGGGCCGCTCTGATGAACTGGCTCCAACAGCCCGAAAAGTAAATCACGGGAGTAATCCATGAAGCACAAGATCCAGTCTCGCGGCCTGCGCAGCGAGATGAGCCCGCGCGCGCTCGACAAATGGAATCCCGCGATCCAGGCGGCCGTCGAGAACACCTCAGACACCATCACCGTGTACGGCGTGATCGGCGAAGACTGGTATGGCGAGGGCGTCACGCTGAAACGAATCGACGCCGCCTTGCGGGCGATCGGCGAGCGTGATGTCACCGTTTACATCAACTCGCCAGGCGGTGACATGTTCGAAGGCATTGCCATTTACAACCGCCTTCAAGAACACAGCCACGAGGTCACCACCAAGGTGCTCGGCATGGCGGCGAGCGCTGCTTCGATTGTCTTCCTCGCGGGGAAGAAGCGAGAGGTGGCCAGCAGCGCCTTCCTCATGATCCACAACTGCTGGACCTGGCTCGCCGGCAATCGCAACTACCTCCGTGATATCGCCGACGATATGCAGGAGTTCGATGCCGCGATGGCTGACCTCTACGCCGAGACGAGTGGGCAGTCGGCGGAGGACATGGCCGAGCTGATGGACGACGAAACCTATATCCGTGGTAAGCGCGCCGTGGAGCTTGGCCTGGCGACTGGGGTGTTGTCTTCCAGCGAAGTTACCGAACGCGAAACCGAGGACGCGGCCCAGAACAATGCGCTCAAGGCCATGGATGTCGCTCTGGCCAAGGGGGGGATGCCTCGATCCGAGCGCCGCGAACTGTTCGCCAATTTCAAGTCCGGCATGCCTCGCGCTCCCGGCGGGGGCACGCATAACGCTGCCTCGACCGATAAGCCCAGCGCTGTCGCGCCAGACCTCTCCGCCTCTCTGAGCGCGGCAACCAATCTCCTCAATTCTCTGAAAGGAAAGTGACCATGGACTTTGAAGCCCAAGTCAAGGAACTCAACGCCAGCCTCAAGGGCATTGGCGATCAGATCAAAAGCCAGGCCGAGGCGACCGAGAAGCAAATCAAGGCTTCCGGTGAAATGAATACCGAAACGCGTGCCAAGGTCGATGAACTGCTGACCAAGCAGGGCGAGCTTCAGGCGCGCCTGGGCGAGGCAGAGCAGAAACTGGTGAATGCAAGCCGGGATCGGAGCCATCAGGAAGAGCCGCAGAAATCGGTAGGCGCTCTCGTGATCGAGAGCGAAGAAATGAAGGACATGAACTCGTCCTTCCGTGGTTCCCGCCGTGTCTCCGTGCCGCGCGCGGCCATCACTACCGCAACCGGCGGTGACCTGGTGCAGACTCAGCGCTTGCCAGGGATCATTGCCCCGCCTCAGCGCCGACTGACCGTCCGCGACCTGGTCGCGCCAGGTACCACCGAATCGAACTCCATCGAGTACGTCCGTGAAACCGGTTTCGTCAATAACGCCCGCACTGTGGCGGAGAACACTGCCAAGCCGTACTCCGACCTGACCTTCGGCCTGGCCACGGCGAACGTGCGGACCATCGCCCATTTATTCAAAGCCAGCCGCCAGATGCTGGACGACGCCAAGGCACTGCAGAGCTATATCGACGGTCGTGCACGCTACGGCCTCACCATGGCGGAAGAAGCTCAATTGCTTTACGGCAACGGCACTGGCGTGAACCTGCAGGGCCTCATGACCGTTGCTCAACTGTACGCCGCCCCGGCTGGTGTAGCTGTAGTGGGCGAGCAGCGCATTGACCGCCTGCGCCTGGCGCTGCTGCAGGCCGAACTGGCCGAGTTCCCATCCGACGGCATCGTGCTCAACCCGATCGATTGGGCGGCCATTGAGCTGACTAAGGACGGCGAGGGGCGCTACATCATCGGCCAGCCTCAGGAAGGCACCAACGCGAAACTCTGGAATCGCCCTGTGGTTTCTACCCAGGCCATGACACAGAACGACTTCCTCGTCGGTGCGTTCAAGCTCGGCGCCCAGATCTTCGACCGCATGGAAATCGAAGTGCTGATCTCGACCGAGAACGGTGATGACTTCGAGAAAAACATGGCAACGATTCGCGCTGAAGAGCGCCTGGCCTTTGCCATCTATCGCGACGAAGCGTTTGTCACTGGCCCGCTGGTCACGCCTTAACCCTTCCGCAACGCGGCGCCAGAAATGGCGCCCCAATGGAGTAATCCAATGGCACGTAAACAGGAAACACCAGCATCCACGACTGATGCGAAGGATCCAGTCTCGACCGTTGATACCAGCAGCGGCCCGTCTGGGGCTGCCGGTTCGCCTCTTTCGCCTGGCGGTGCGATCGGTCCAGCTAGCGGTGACCCTGGCAATTCGGGTGTCCCCGTAGTTGCTCCAGGCCAAGCGGAAGGCTCAAACCAGGTGCTGCCAGAAGCGCAAATGGCTGCTGGCACTGGGTCGGATGTCGTCACGGGCGGTCAGGGTGCCAGCGCTGGCATCGCCGCAGCTGACGCTGCGGCATCCGAAGACGCCAACCAGGCCGCATCATCCTTGGTCGACAGCAGCACCGGCGCTGATTCATTGGCACCAGAGGATCAGGTGAAGCTCAATCCTGCGACTCTTCAGATCTATCCGCTGCGGTCATACATGGATGAAGGCGAGCTTCGCCGTCGCGGCGGCCCGGCGTATACAGTGCCGCGCCGGCACGCTGAAGAGCTGGTGCAGCGGAATCTGGCATCCCTCGAATCACTGAAGGAGTGAGGGTATGTCGGTCATCAGTTTGACCATTGCCCGTCATCACCTGCGGGACCCCGACGACGATGACGATTACCTGGAGCTCCTGATCGAGGCGGCCGAAGGGCAGGCGATGGACTATCTGAACCGTCGTTTCTATGCGGACCAGCAGGCGCTGGATGAGGCTGTCGCCGCCGGGGATGCCGGCGAGTCTCCAATGGTCTGCAACAAGCAGATCAAGGCCGCTTCGTTGCTGATCCTTGGCCACCTTTACGCCAACCGTGAGGATGTTGTGACCGGGACCATTGCCACTGAGATGCCGAAGGGCTCCGAGGCACTCCTGACCCCGCATCGTATCGGGTGGGGCGTATGAGGGCCGGCCCGCTACGTCACCTGTTCGAGGTGACCCACCGACATGAGGAGCGCAATAAGTCTGGGGGAGCAACAGTGACGTGGCGTCCTGCAGTTCACCCTGAAATGTGGGGCGAAGTCCGCACCCCTACTGGGCGCGTAACAGCAGTTGCTGAAAAGCTGAGTGCTGTTGTCACGGCCGAGATTATCGGTAGGCCGCGCTCAGACATCATTGCCGGGTCGCGTCTGACGCGCCGTGGGGTCACTTACCAAGTCGAGGCAGTTTTGCCGGACAACGAGAACACCCTGATGAGGCTGCTCTGCTCATCGGTACCGAATCCATGAGGTGAACCATGAAAATCCGAGCACTGGGCCCGCTGACGGGCGCATCTGGCGAACGAGAGAAGGGCGAAGAGTTCGAAGTCGCCAAGGAGTACGGCGAGGGGCTGATTGCTCGCGGCTACGCCGAGGCGGTGGACGAGAAGGCCGCCAAGCCAGCGAAGGCCGACCAGGCCAAGGAGTAAGCCATGGCCCGCCGGTCAAGCATTCGCGGCGATATCCGGCTACGCCGCACGCTACGTAATATCCACCGGACGATGGACAACGAACTGCAGCCCGCAATGCTGGAGGCGGCTAACCGCATCCTGGAGACCCAGCGGCAGTTGATGCCCAAGGATACCGGCGCCGCCGCTGCAGCCTTGCGGCTGTACGTCTCGCCCAGTGGCCTGGACGCTCAGATCGGGATCCGCGGCAAGCGCGACAACCGGCGGTTCTTCTACCTGCGGTTCATTGAGTACGGGACCAAGGGTTACCTTGGAGGAAAGCGCGCTGGCAACCGCAACCGAAAGCCCTCTAACAAGAGCGACGGCACGCACTTCTTCGGGAAGTATCCCGCCATGCCGGCCAGGCCTGCCCACCCGTGGCTCCGGCCGTCGATGCAGGTCAACCGGGAGTACGTTATGGCAGACATCGAAGCTGCGGTGCGTCGAACGCTGCGAAAGGCAAGCCAAGGGGTAGGCAATGGCTGATCCATCACTGGCCTTGCAGGAAGCGATCTTTGCCAGGCTCACGGCCGAGGTCAGCTGCCCTATCTACGACGGCGCACCACTGAACGCGGATATGCCTTATGTCTCCATTGATCGGGAGGTCTCGGTCAATAGCAGCCCGATCTCAGGCCGCAAGCGTGAGACGCGCCTTCTGTACCTGTCGGTCTGGTCCGATGCCGTGGGCCAGGCCGAGGTCAAACGCATCAACGGCGAGGTCATCGCCGCACTCGACGAACGCCGCCTCCCGCTGGAGGTGGGCCGCGCGGTATCCGTCCGGGTCGAGCAGGCCGACGCTCAGCGCGACGCCGACGGCATCACTTACCAGGGCTCGATCACCGTCCGCGTGATCACCACCCACTGAACCACCTACCCGGCCGCGCCGCGGCTTTTATCCAATGTGCCTTTGGAGGAACCCTCATGGCCGACGACAACCTCAACACAGCCGCCGGCTGCCGCTTCTTCATCGGCGGCAAGACCGGCGCGGACACCGAAACCGAGTACAAAGCCGACACCTATGTCGAAGTTGGCGAGGTTGAAGACCTGGGCGAGTTCGGCGACACCTTCAGCAGCGTGACCTTCACCTCCCTGAAAGATGGCCGTGTTCGCAAGTACAAGGGCACCGCTGACGCGGGCGACCTGACACTCACCGTGGGCCTGGACAACGGCGACGCCGGCCAAACAGCCGTGAAGACCGCGCACAAGGACCGGAGCAAGGGCGATTACAACATCAAGGTCACCCTCAACGACGGAGATCCGGATGCCTCGCCGGTTGTGACTCCAACCACGTTCTACTTCCGCGGGAAGGTGATGAACAACACCGTCGCGCCTGGTGCTGCTGACAACGTCGTGCGCCGCAACGTCACCATCGGCATCAACTCGGACATCCTCGAGCTGCTGCCGGCACCGGTCACCCCATAACAGCGCCGGGGCTCCGGCCCCGCACTCACAGGATTGAACAATGAACAACACTCTGCACGGTACCGTGACAGTGAAATTGGGCGATGAGGAATTCACCCTGCAGCCCACCCTCAAGGCCGTTCGAGCAATCGAGAGCCGCTTTGGCGGCCTCCGCGGTGCATCGCAGACGATTAACGCCCTAAGCGTGGAGGGATGCGCGATTATCCTGGCCGCCGGTTCCGGACTGGAGGGGAAAGCGGCTGAAGCGTTGACCGAGAAGGTCTGGCAGGCTGGAGTACTGGAGGTGTCGACGCAGCTGAACGCATTCATCGTCGCCCTCTATAACCCTCGCGGCGTCGAAAAGGGAAAGGATCAAGCCGGGACGGCGTAAGCGCCGTTGAGGACGGAAGTTACGTCGACCGGCTGTTCTCGATCGCTACAGGCTGGCTGGGATGGTCACCCGACACGGCGTGGCGCACTCCATTGCCCGAGCTGTTCATGGCGATGGACGCCAGGATTGAGTGGGCGCAAATGACGAACCCATTTGGCGCTGGCAAGGTGGGCGGGCAGCAGGATAAGCCTAAGCCTACTACTGTGGCAGAGAAGCTGCGACAGGCATTAACGGGCAGAAAGGCTGCTTGAGTTGGAATCGGGAGTTATCCTATACCCCGATTTGATTTGGGGATGGATCCATGCAGCTACTTATCCTACTGGGGCTTCTAGTAATCATGGTCCTGATTGCTCCCTGGATGTTGGGGGTAATCGCGACTGTCGTGGTCGCCGGAGGGGCAGCTTTTTTGGTTTTTTGTCTCGGAGCTGCCATCGTTCTCGTTGTTGCAGCTCTCGTGCTGCGCTATCTGAATGACCCGGTAAAGCAACAAGAGCGCCTCGAAAAGCGAGCCAGAAAAGTTGCCGATGCCGCGAACCGAGCGAATAGACGGCCCGATTGATATGAGAATTCAATGTTCTTAAGCCCGGCGATGCCGGGTTTTTTATTGCCTGGAGATCGGCATGGCAGATTCAGACATCCAGGGGATGCTGGTCCGTATTGAAGCGACCACTGCTCAGCTTCGCTCTGAAATCGCAAGAGCTGAGTCCACTGTTGCCCAAGGTGCCACGGCGATAGACCGCGGCCTGGCTCGAATTGACGAGAGCTTTGATCGGGTGGGGGAGAGTGCCCAGAGTGCCGGCGCACTGATCAAGAATGCTCTAGCCGTGGCGGTGGGCGCTGCCTCGGCCCGGTCCATTATCGATGTCGCCGACTCCTACTCTCAGATGTCGGATCGGATGGGGCTGGCGACCTCCAGCGTCAACGAATACAACCTGGTGCAGGACAGGTTGCTAGATACGGCAAAACGCACTTATCGCCCTCTGAATGAAGCTCAAGAGCTGTACATCCGGACGGCAGACAGCCTCAAGTCCATGGGGTACAACACCAGCGAAGCGCTGGATGTGATGGACAGTTTCAGCTTCCTGCTTGTGACCAACTCGGCCAGCACTGACAAAGCCGCCTCTGCAATTGATGCATATTCCAAAGCGCTGCAGACTGGCAAGGTCGAGGCCGATGGTTGGCAGTCGATCCTAGCGGCGATGCCAACCATCGTAGACACGCTAGCAAAAGCGACCGGCAAGAGTGCCGAGGAGATCCGCGCTCTCGGTGCAGACGGCAAGCTCAGTCTGGATATCCTCACCGAGGGCTTACAGAAGTCGGCACAGGCAAACGGTGAACTGGCCGACAGCATGGGCGTAGCGGTTCGTGATGCACTGCAGAATCTCAGCAACGCTTTCTCCGTCTACATCGGTCGCCTGAATGAGACCACTGATGGAACGGGGGTTCTGGCTCAGGGTATCAGTGTTATCGGAGATAACTTCGAATCGCTTGCCAACGTTGCTGGTGTTGTAGCTGTTGGGGCACTTGCGGGATACGCCCGAAGTCTGGCGGGTAGTGCCGCAGCTTCACTTGCGGCGACCAGGAGCGCTATCTCGGACGCCATCGCACGGAAGTCCCAGGCAACTGCTGTGTTGCTTGCCGCGCAGGCAGAACAGCAGAAGGCCCAAACAGCCGTGTTTCTGGCTGAGAAAGAGGCCATTGCGGCGCGCGGCACTGCTGTGCAAACCCAGATGTCTCTACAGCTCGCTGAGGCGCGGATGCTCGAAACCCGAGCAACGAACGCGGTCGCTGCTGCGCAAGCGACGGTTAGTCGGGCGTCTCTTGGATTAATGGGCGTGCTCGGTGGCCCTGCGGGCATCGCCGCCCTGGCAATTGGTGCGGCAACGGCCTTCCTCACGCTGCGGGACAATACTAGCGTCCTTGAGCAGAAGCTTGGCGACCTCAACGATCCAATAGATAAGCTGGTCGAGCGCTTCAACAAGCTGAATCGGGCCACCCAATCAGTCACCCTTCGCGAGCTCAAGGCCTCGATTCAGGATGCCGAAAGCGAGCTGACGACTGCAGCCGGATCGATTGCGTTCGAGTTCCAGAGCAGCCTAACTAATGCCGGGCTGGCTGGCGCTGCCGGATTCATGGGAGGGATAGCGCCTCTGCCTGCCGAGTTCCAGGCAGCAATGGAAATCGTGAAGAAGGCCTCAGCTGATCAGGCTGATGGCATGGCTGTTGACTGGAAGGAAGTAGCTGATCGAATCAGGGAGGTGCCAGGTGTCACCTCTGAAATGGCTGATGCGCTTGAGGAGAGCGGCGGCGCAGCAACTGAGAAGGCTGAGGTAATCAGCCGACTCAAGGAGGCCATGGCTGAGCTGACAGGTGAAACTGACGCCAATACGAAAGCAGAGAGGCAGAACGCGGCGGCTAGGGCGGCGGCCGCCCAGGAAACTCAAAAGTACCTTGATCAACAGCTGAAGCAGCTAGCCTCAGCACAGGACAAAACCAACACCGATGCCGCCAAGCGCTACATAGCTGAGAGAACCGACCTTACGGAAGGTGAAAAGGCGGCGATCCTTTCAGTTGCAGCAGCACGAGATGCCCAGAAGAAAGCCGACGACGAAGCCACTAAGGCGCGCCGAAAGGGCTCATCTGAGGCCGAGCAGTCCGCCAAGAAACAGCTGAAGGATTTCGAGTCCGCCGAGGAAGGCTACAAACGGCAGATTCAGCTGATCAACACCACTGGCGACAAGCAGAAGGATGCGACGGAAGTCGCGAAGCTTTCCTTCGAGCTGCAGGAGGGCAAGCTCGGCGATCTGTCGAACGCTCAGCAGAAGCGCTTGCTGGAGCTGGCTGCCGAGCTAGACGCGCTCAACAAGATCAAGAAAGCTAACGAGGACGCTCTCAAGCTCAGTGCATTCAAGTCGGCACAGGCGACCAGCACCCAGACTACGATCAATGGCTACGATCAGGACCTGGCCGGCATCGGCCGTGGTGACAAAGCTCGCGACCGCATGCGGGCAGAGTTGGCGATGCGCCAGAAGTACGTGGAAGACCTAAACGCCCTGAACGAGCAGCGCAACACTGGGCAGATCAGTCCGGAGTTGTACCAACAGGAAACGCAGGTACTCACGGACGAGCTTAACAAGCGTCTCGCTGCCCAACAGACCTATTTCGAACGGGTCGATGAGGCGCAGTCGAGCTGGTCCAATGGCGCCACGGCAGCCCTGGAGAACTACCTCGACAGCGCTGCCGATGTCGCTGGCCAGACACAGGAACTATTCACCAATGCGTTCAGCAACCTTGAAGATGGCATTGTCCAGTTCATCAAGACCGGGAAGGCGTCGTTCAAAGACTTCGCGGACGCGATCATCGAGGACCTGATTCGCATCCAGGTGCGCCAGGCCGCCGCCGGCTTTCTCAGTTCGGCATTCGGTTTCCTTGGTGGCGGCAGCTCGGCACTGGGGCAGGGCACCATGACGGGGTTCAGCGAAGGCTCATTCGTGAAGAATGCCAAGGGCGGTGTCTACGAGTCGCCCAGCCTGTCTGCCTACTCTGGCCAGGTGTACGACAGCCCGCAGATGTTCGCCTTCGCCAAGGGGGCGGGCATCTTCGCGGAGGCGGGGCCAGAGGCAATCCTGCCGCTGCACCGCGGGCCGGATGGTTCGCTCGGCGTGATGGCCGCAGGCGCGGGCGATGCCGGCGGGAATTCCTCGATCAGCTTCGGCGGCATCACTCAGCATTTTCACTTCAGCAATGGGGCGGGCGCTCTGTCCAAAGAGGATATCCGAAAGGTAGCGCTGGACGGCGCCCAGGGTGGCTACCAGCTGATGCTGAGAGACTTCAAAACGAATGGTGCGGCGAGGCAGTTGCTCGAGCGCAGATGATTGATCCAGCCCGCTTCGGCGGGCTTTTTCTTGGAGCTATCCAATGGCGGAGGAATGGCCGGAATCCCTGGAACCCACTGAGGTGACTTGGGGAATCGTCTACAACAACCGGGCGTTCACCTCGTCGCTGTCGAATTCCCAGCAGATCGTGGCGCAGCCGGGCTCGTACTGGATGTGCACGCTCAACTTTGGTGTGCTCTACGAAGAGGAAGAGCGCGAGCTGACATCGCTGCTGGGCCGCCTACACGGCATGTTTGGCACGGTGAAGGTTCCGTCGATCACTCGAACCCGGACCGATAACATCGGCGCTCCGACCGTGGCCTCGGCCAATGCCCAGTCGACGTTCCTGCAGCTGCAGGGCATGACGGCAAGCCGCCAGGTGTTCAGCCGCGGCGACCACATTACCATCGGCGGCGAAATGTTCGAGGTCGTTGAGCAAGCTTCGACTGACGCCGCCGGCAAGGCCGTGATCTACGTGAACAAGCGTGTGCGCAAGACCATCGCCGCCGGCACTCCGGTCGAGTACAAGAACCCCTACTGCGAGATGCGCCGCATGGATGACACCAACCAATGGAGCATCCAGCCGGTGGTGTCAAACGGTAGCTTCCAGTTTCGGGAGGCCTTCTGATGGCCACAGGCGTTTTCCCCTTCAGCCAAACGGTGGTCGACATCATTGCCAGGGGTAACTTCATGGCGGTGTATGCCTGCCAGCTCGATTTCCCTGATGGCATGGTCTTCGCGCACACCGGTACCGGCGACTTGGTCATCGACGGCATCACCTACCAGGGCGTCGGCAGCTTCGGCGCCGTCGGCCAGTCACAGGAGAGCAGCAACTCAGGCTCGCCAATGTCGATTGACCTGACGTTGAACGGCCTGGATACCCAGATCATCACCGAAACCTCGCTGAAAGGCTGTCGAGGTCGGGCCGGCAAACTCATGTTCGTGGTGTTCGCCGAGGACGGCACCTACGCCGCCGACATCCTGTTCAGCGGACGGATGGATGCCGCCAAGTTCTCCTACGCCGGCAATGGCGAGGCGGGCAACAGCATCACGGTTCCGCTCATTGATCGAATGGCCGAGTGGAATCGCACTGGTACCGAGCGGTGGACGGATGAAAACCACCGCGCGCGCCGGCAGGATGACCGCTTCTTCTTCGCGATCGCCCAAATTGCCGACTGGCCCATCTACTGGGGCGCCTCCAAGGACGCCCCGAAGTTCACCTACGAGAAGTGACCATGCGAAAGCGCGATTGGACGACGCAGCTTGCCCACACGATCAAGGCCGCCATAGAGCGGCCTTTTTCATGGGGTGAATTCGACTGCTGCCTGTTTGCCGCCGACTGCGCCGTTGCGGTGTGCGGTGTGGACCCTGCCGAGGCCTACCGGGGCAAGTACTCAACCGAGGCCGGCGCCAAGCGCCTTCTGAAGAAGCTGCACGGATCGTTAGAGGGCGCCTGGGATGGCTGCTTTACCCGGGTTCAGCCTGGATTGATCCAGCGAGGCGACATCGCGCTCTACGACGGCCCAAATGGTCGTGGCGTGGCGGTGTTCTGGGCAGATGAGTTCTGGTCGGTTTCCCCTGACGGGGTGTGCCGTATCGAGTGTGAACCGTTAACGGTTTGGAGAGTTGAATGAGTTCAGCAGTCAGCAAGGTCGCCCAGATCGCCGTCGGCGCCGTGGTCGGCTTCGCCCAGGGTGGCCCTTGGGGAGCCCTGGCAGGTGCCGCGCTGGCGTTCTACGTCTCTTCGCAGCAGGACAAGCTGGATACCGGTTCGCTGCGTGCCAGTGAGCCGTCCAGCCAGACCCTGCGCTCTTCAAAAGCTGCCGCCCGCTACGTGTTGGGTCGGGTGAGCACCGGCGGCGTGCTGGCCTGGGGGCAGGAGCAAGCCGGTGACCAGACCGATGGTGAATGGCTGCACATGGTCTATGTGCTGTCTGAGGGGGCTATCGATGGCCTGGAGGATATCTATCTCGGTGAAGAGGTTGTCCAGGCCTATGGTGAACATGCCTCCTATGAGCTTGTCGTCGACCCAGCTCAGGTAAACGCCTTTTTGAAGGCCAACTGCCCGGATTGGCGCGACACCCAGATCGGGCGGGGTCTGTCCTACGTTCGTCTGTCGTTCAAGTACAGCGCGGAAAAGTACCCATCGGGCATTCCTGACGTCCGCTTCGTCATCCGTGGGCGTCGGGATATCTACGACCCGCGCACCGGCATGACGGGATACAGCGCGAACACGGCACTGCACATTCTCTGGTTCCTGCGCAATCGCTGCGGCGTGCCAGATGATGAGATCGTGTACGCCAGCTTCGCCAACAGTGCCAGCGTATGCGACGAGTCGGTCGCCAACCCGGACGGCTCCACTTCACCGCGCTATCACTCGGGCTGCGTGATCGGCGCCGACGAGTCGCGCACCCAGGTCATGCAGAAGCTGGAGGCAGCGTGCGGTGGCAAGCTGATCCGTGTCGGCGGTCGCTGGATGCTGCAGGTGGGGGCCTACTACGGGCCATATGACTTCGAGATCACCGAGGACATGGTCACCGGCACCGTCACCGGCAGCACCGAGCCTTCCAACGATTCGGCCCTCAACACTGTGCGCGGCACCTTCATCGATCCGTCCCAGGCATGGGCCGAGACCGATTATCCCGAGGTCTCCGTGGCCGAGTGGGTCGTAGCCGATGGCGGCGAGGCGGCCGAGACCCTGGCGTTTTCGTACGTGAGCGATCCGTACCAGGCGCAGCGCCTGGCGAATATCGAGCTTCGGCGCCGGCGCGCTGGCGGCACGCTCAGCATTCCGATGAACTTCGTGGGCTACAACTGCCGGCCTGGCCGCTCCGTGAAGGTCAATCTGCCTTCCCTCAACATCGTCGGCGAGTTCATTGTCACCGACTGGTCGATGGCGGCCGATACTGGCTGCAGCGTGTCGGTGTCCCAGAATGAGCCGGCCATCTTCGATGATGCCGTGGGTCAGCCGTACAACCCTATAGGCTTTATCAGCCTGCCGGGCGGTGGCTTGGGCAGCCCCACCAATTTGACCTGGTCGACCGAGGACGCTGCCGAGGTCGTGCAGGGCGTGCTTTCTTGGACTCCGCCGGCCGGTACCGTCGTTGGCTACGCCGTGACCGTGCGCCAGGGTACTACCGCGGTGCAGGCTCAGCAGGTGCCGGCGACTGCCGTTCAACTCCCGCTGTCCGGCCTGCCGTCTGGCAGCTACACGATGAGCGTGGCTGCCCTCGGCCCGATGACCCGCTCCGGCGAGGCCAGCATCACTGTGAACATCGATGGTCCGCCGATCCCAGAATCGTGCGTGGTACAGGCGACGATCGACACCATCACCCTGATCCCGGGCAACACGCTGCATGGTCTGAATGGCGGCACCTACGAATACTTCTTCTCCACCAACCCACAGGCCACGCAGGGCGATTACCTGGGCCAGGGCCTGTCCTTGACCCATACCGGGCTGGCGTTCGCCACCAACTACGCCTATTTCGTTCGGTCAAAGAACGCCTACGGGGTGAGCGCCTTCCTGAAAGTGGTGGCTTCCACGTCCACGGACGTGACCAACATGCTCGATGCGCTGAAGGACAAGATCGACAACGGCCAGCTGGCGCCCGCAATGCGCGAAGAGATCGCCCTGATTTCCGGGCCGCCAAGCCTGCCTGGTTCGGTAAATGGCCGTCTGAAAGAGCTGGACGAGCAGGTCACCGAGATCACCGACCAACTGGGCGATGCGGTCACGCAGGTCCAATCCAACCTGGACACGGCCACCCAGCAGGCTCAGCAAGCCATTAACCAAGTTGCCGAGGCGGCCCGGCAGGTGCAGCAGGACCTCGACCAGGCCGCGCAGGACCTGCAGGGACAGATCGACGGCGTCAGCCAGATCGCCAAATCGCTGCCGTACAACGCCGACAAAACCTACACGGCTGGCCAGACAGTGCTCGGCACCGACGGCAAGCTGTACCAGGCATCGAAGGCAGTACCGAAAAATACCGCGCCGCCTAATGCCAGCTACTGGACCGATGTCGGCCAAGTTGTTCAGTCGGCCAACGGGCTCGCCGCCCGCGTGCAGACCGTGGAGACCAAGGTCACCAGCCTGGAGGGCACCACCAGCTCGCAGGCGACCCAGATCACGGGTTTGCAGTCGAGCCTGACCACCACCAACCAGAATGTAACCGCTGCCCAGCAGGCCGCTCAGGACGCGGCCACCCTGGCAGGTGGTAAGGGCAAGGTTATCGTCCAGTCGGCAACGCCGACAGTAGCCGATAGGCTGGCGCAAAACCTGTGGATCGATACCACCGGCAACGCAAACACGCCAAAGCGCTGGAGTGGCACCACCTGGGTAGCGGTCACCGACAAGGTTGCAACCGACGCAGCAGCGGCAGCAGCGAACGCGCTGACCGTGGCGCAGACCAAAGCCGATGCCTCGGCGGTCAACAACCTGTCGACCCGCGTCACTGATGCAGAGGGTGTAATCACGTCTCAGGGCCAGGCTATGACCGGCCTGCAAAACAGCTTGGTCACTACCAACCAGAACGTGTCGGCCGCGCAGCAGGCGGCGCAGGATGCTTCCACCCTGGCCGGCGGGAAGGGCAAGGTGATTGTCCAGTCTGCTGCTCCTGCCGCAGCTGATCGCCTGGCACAGAACCTCTGGATCGATACGACGGGCAATGCCAACACGCCGAAACGGTGGAGCGGCAGCGCCTGGGTAGCGGTCACTGACAAGGTGGCCACTGATGCGGCAGCCGCTGCGGCCAGTGCGTTGTCGGTTGCGCAGACCAAGGCCGATGCCTCTGCTGTTGATTCGCTGTCCACGACCGTGACTCAGCAGGGCAACACGATCACGTCGCAAGGCCAGGCACTCACTGGCCTCAACAACAGCCTGACCACCACCAACCAGAACGTCACTGCAGCCCAGCAGGCAGCCCAGTCCGCGTCGGACCTGGCCGGCGGCAAGGGCAAGGTGCTGTTCCAGGCAACAGCACCGGCGGTAGCCGATCGTGCGGCCCAGAATCTCTGGATCGACACTACCGGCAATGCCAACACCCCGAAACGCTGGAACGGCAGTGCCTGGGTGGCCGTGACAGATAAGGTGGCCACGGATGCGGCGGCTGCAGCGGCTGCGGCAAGCGCGCTGGCGCAGACCAAGGCTGATGCCTCTACCGTGACCGCTTTATCCAATACGGTCATCCAACAAGGCAACACGATCACTGCGCAGGGTCAGGCGCTGACGAGCGTGCAGGCTTCGGTCGGCAGTCTTGCCGGGAGCGGGTCCAACCTGCTGCCTTCACCTTATAGCTGGCTAACCTCAGCACTCCTGCCCGGCGTTGCGTCGGGAGGTCATGCGACAATTTCCGGTCTTGCGGTGCCTGAGTCAGATACCGGATTTGGCTACAGATTCAGCACCAATGCCGGAACTGTCGTGACCACCAGTCTTTACTTGATGCTATCGGCTACCAACAACGCGGCCGGGCGGAACATCCGCATCGAGCCGGGTACCTACTTGGTTTCAATGTATATCCAGGTCAGTGCGGAGAGTCGTGGCCGTGTCTCACTGTACGATGGGACGCACCGCTACTCCCCGGTGGTGCCACTGTCCTCGACACGAACCCGGGTAACATTCCCTGTGACGGTAACGGGTAGCGCGCTGGTATCTCTTACCATTTATCCAAACACAGATGCGCTGGCTGGAATTGTCGCGATCATCGACTCGGTAATGGTCGAAGCTCGCATCGGTGAGAGCAATACGCCGTCTCCCTATGTGGCCGGTCCAACGGCTGGCCAAGTTGGGGCACTTGCTTCGACTGTCCAGTCCATCGACGCTCGAGTCTCGCAAACTGAATCAGGTGTTAGTAGCCAGGGGAGTGCAATTACCGGTCTGCAGAATAGCCTGACGACCACTAACCAAAATGTCACGGCGGCCCAGCAGGCCGCGCAAGCGGCGTCCGACATTGCCGGTAGCAAGGGCAAGGTCATCGTGCAATCGGCCGCCCCTGCGACGGCTGACCGCCTGGCGCAAAACCTGTGGATCGACACCACCAGCGGGGCCAACACCCCCAAACGGTGGAGCGGTTCTGCCTGGGTAGCGGTCACTGACAAGGTGGCCACCGATGCGGCGGCCGCCGCGGCCAACGCGCTGGCACTGGCGCAGACTAAGGCCGACGCAACCGCCGTGAATAGCCTGGGTACCCGGGTGACGAGCGCGGAGGGAAAGATCGAGGCGCAGGGAACGGCGCTGACAAATGTGCAGGCAGCGGTGGGGAACATCGCGGGCAGCGGGTCCAACCTGATGCCTGCCGAGTACGCGGTGTTTGGCGCTACTGTGCCTGCGCTGGTGCTGGGCGGCGGGCAGACAGCCTCGGTGGAGGCTGACCCGCATGGCTTCAATGGCTATGTGCTGCGGCTACTCCAGACTTCCGGCTCCGGCACGACCTACTTTGCCCCGAACAACATTTACTCGGGTGCCAATATTGCCCTGAAGAACAAGAAGTACATCCTGGCTTGGGACGCCAAAAGTACTTCCGGTGCCAAGCAGATGCAGGTCAGCCTGCGCACGATCACCGCGGACGGTGTGGTCAGGTTTGCGCCTGGCCAGGACGTTGCTATCACCGATCAGTGGGCTCGGTATAGCGTTTTGTTCGATGTTACCAGCCCTGCATTTGTAGCTGATCGGATGGTCGTGTGCGTGTCTGCATCTGCCAATCCAAAGGACGGGATTGCCGTCCTGGTGGACCGCCTCATGCTTGAGGAGCAGGTTGGGGCTGGCGTGGAGCCATCCACGTTCACGGTAGGCAACAGCGCCGGCCAGGTCGGCGCCCTGGCAAACGCTGTCAGCCAGCTTGATGCCCGAGTGGTGCAAACTGAAACAGGATTGACCTCGCAGGGTATTGCGCTCACCGGTCTGCAGAGCAGCTTGACCACCACCAATCAGAACGTGACTTCGGCCCAGCAAGCTGCGCAGTCTGCGTCGGATTTGGCTGGAGCGAAGGGCAAGGTGCTGTATCAGTCAGCCGCCCCGGCTGCAGCTGACCGTCTTGCGCAGAACTTGTGGATCGATACGACCGGCAACGCCAATACGCCGAAGCGCTGGAACGGTTCGGCGTGGGTCGCGGTGACCGATAAGGTCGCTACCGATGCGGCTGCCGCTGCTGCGGCTGCGAACGCCTTGGTCGCCACGAAAGCAGATGCCTCGGCGGTTCAATCGCTGCAAACGACTGTGACGCAGCAGGGCAACACCTTGTCATCGCAAGGCAGCAGCATTGTCAGCATCAGCGCAGCGCTAGGAAACTCGGCTCAGGAGGATGTGCTGCTTAATCCGACCTGGAACGCGGCAGGGCAACTCAAGACCGAAAACGGCGCCATCTACCAGATGGACTATGCGAACGCCACTGATTCCGGCGTGCCCCCCAATGCTCCTGCAGAGAGGCTTCTGTGGCGCATGAAGAAGGCGGCCGATACCGGCTGGGGTGGTAACGTGCTTTTGTCGACCAACAAGATCGGCGATACCTACCAGATCTTCAGTCGGGCAAACGCTGGGGATGTGATTAACCTGTCGTGCCACATGTTCTGTGAGAACGCGGCGACCAACGCAGGGAAGATCGCTATCACCCCGGTCGATGCTGCCGGAGAAACCATGGGTGTCGGCAACATTCGAATCCTGGGCTACGTCGCAGCTACTGGCGGTTGGCAGTTCCTTTCGGCGCAGTACAAGATCCCGGCTGGGGCGTCTGGATTCAGGATCTATGTTGTGCCTGAGGGTGTAGCGCCGGTTGGCTTCAAGATGTGGGTCGCCAATCTGAAGGTTAGCCGGCAGGGCGCGGGCGAGTCGGCGTTGGCTTCGGCCACCCAGGCGCTCGACTCCAGAGTGTCGCAGACCGAGTCTGGATTGACTTCGCAAGTCTCGGCCATCACCGGCCTGACGAACAGCCTTTCTACTACCAACCAGAACGTCACCGCGGCACAGCAAGCGGCGCAAGCTGCTTCGGACCTGGCGGGCGGAAAGGGCAAGGTGATCATCCAGAGCGCCACGCCAGGCACGGCTGACCGCCTGGCCCAGAACCTCTGGATCGACACCACGGGCAACGCCAACACGCCCAAGCGGTGGAGCGGCAGTGCCTGGGTCGCGGTGACTGACAAGGTGGCAACGGACGCCGCTAACGCTGCCGCGAGTGCACTGAGCCAGGTCGCCGCCAAGGCTGATGCGTCAACGGTCCAGGCGCTGACCAACACGGTCACCCAGCAGGGCACAACCATCACGGCGCAAGGCAGTGATATCACCAACATCAAGGCATCGGTCGGTGTGGTTTCGGCTGAAAACCTGCTGTTCAACCCGGCGTTTGCGGATGGTCCGGTGTTCTCTGGTTCGCCAGGGTTCAGCGTGCTGGCGCGCAACGATGCTTCGGTGCCTGCTGGGGCGCCGTCACCCCGGGTGGTGAAGTGGCCCGTGGCAACGTCTACGGGCAACAACTACCTTGGCTTCCAGAGTGCGTTGAACGTGCGGCCGCCGGAGAACGCGGTGACCTCGCAAATCGCGGTCGCTGGCGGTGAGGTCTACGACTTCGAGCTGTACGCCTACAGTTCCGTGGCGCGTCAGCATGGGCTGTGGATTCAGTTCTATGATCTCGACGGAACGAGCGTTGGCCACAACTGGGTGGTCGCCGCAGGTGACGGTGTTCGCCTTACGAATGTTGCGCAATCCTGGACGAAGCTGACGGGGCAGGCCACGGTACCGGCCGGCTGTGTGCGAATGGCGATGACGTTCCGCGTATCGGTAGGCGATGCGGCCGATGTGTTCCTGTCCTCGCCGATCGCACGCAAGCGCGCCGGCCAGGACAATGCCCAGGCGAGCGCACTGCAATCGGTCGACGCCCGTGTGTCGGTGACAGAGGGTGCGGTCTCCAGCCAGGGATCGGCCATCACCCAGCTGAACAACGCCGTGGCAGGGAAGGCGGACAACAGCGCGCTGCAAAGCCTACAGGGTACTGTGACCCAGCAGGGCAACACGCTGAGTTCGCAGGGACAGGCAGTCACCCAGCTCCAGAGCTCCATCAGTGGCATTGGGGGCAGTGGTTCCAATCTGCTGGCGGATGACTACAGCTGGCTCACTTCCACCACGCTTCCGGCCACGTCAGTGGGTAGCGGTGTGACGCGGGAGGGGGTGGCGGTACCGGATGCCGATTCCGGCTTCGGCTACCAGGCCGGCAGCAGCACCAATAGCTTTCTGATGCTGAGCCCGACCAACAACCTGGCCGGCTGGAACGTGCGGATTGAGCCTGGCGTGTACCTGGTGTCGATGTACATCCAGTGCAGCGCTGCCACCAACGGGCGCATCTCGCTTTACAACGGCACGCATCGGTATGGGCCCACGCTTGCCCTGCCGACGACGCGGACACGTGTGACCTTCCCGGTAACAGTCACGGACAGCGCCAAGGTCGGTGTCACCATCTACTTCAACATGAGCGCTGTTTCCGGGCTCACGGCCATCATCGATTCGGTGATGATCGAGAAGCGGGTGGGGGAGAGCAACACGCCTTCGCCGTTCGTGGCTGGACCTTCCGCGCGGGCGGTGAGCGGGCAGGCCACGGCCATCAGCCAACTCAACACCACGGTGAACCAGCAAGGGACGGCGATTACCGCTCAGGCAAGCCGTTTGGATGGGCTGTATGTCCAGGTGAACCCGGAAATGGAAGGCGATAGCACCGGCCTGGCCGGCGCTATCGGCAGCCTGGTCGGTGTCTGGACCGAGCAGTCGGCCCGGATTGAGGATGGTGTCGCCATGGGCAAGCGGGTGGACACTGTCCAGTCGCAGGTCGGCGATGTGGAGGGTTCGGTGCAGGCTGTGAGTGCATCGGTGCAGCAGGTGTCGGAGACGATCGCCGGGGTTGATGGACGGGTCTCGGCCATGACCACGATCAAGGCTGAAACCATCACAGGCGGTCGGAGGGTGATGGCCGGCATTGCAATAGGGAGCGATGGGCAAACAGGAGAGATCCTGGCCTTCGCTCAGCGCTTCGCAATCGTCGACGAGTCGTCGGGGCAGGTGACCCTGCCGTTTGTTGTTTCGAACGGGCAGGTGTTCATCAACCAGGCGGTGATCAACCAGGCGTTCATCCAAAACATCGTGGCCGGCATGACGATCCGCTCCCAGGCGGTGAACTCACAAGGGCTGCCCTTGCTGGAGCTGAACTTTGTGACGGGGGCCGTGAGTATTCGTGGGCAGGATGCCAACGGATCGACGCTGCTCAATAACGGCGGCTTGTACGTCTACGACGCCAACGGCATAGAGCGTACTGCGGTGGGGAGGCTTACCTGATGGCTGATCTGTACGGACTTCGGACGCGGGACACGTCCGGGGTCATTACCCTCGATACCACGATCACCTCGGTGCGATCGTTGAAGATGATGCAGGTGACCGGCAACGGCGCATTCGACCAGTACATCTCTATACCGGAGATCCAGGCGCAGTCCTTCGTGGTGGTGGATGCGTTGTATGACGGAGGCGAAAACACGACCAGCCCTCAAGCCTGGTTCTCGACGGGGCAGTTGCAGCTGCGGCAGCCCTACACCCGCGCTTGGCAAGTGATGATCCTTTCGCTGGGTGGCGAGCCATTCGCTGCTCCTGGCTCCTATGGCATCCGCGCGTCGAACAACAACATTCGCACGCAGATCGATTCGGTCAACCAGGTGCTCACGGTTCGCCACAACGGCAGATTCAACATTGGCTTTCAAGGTCCTGGAAGCAAAAACCAGATCCAATGGGCCGATGTGGACTTCGCCTCGCCCATCACCACGTACGAAAGGCCTTTGGTCTTTCTCAACGCGGACAACTACATGATGGTGGGCAACTTCTCGGTCAAAGGTAGTCCTGGGAACTGGACGGGATTTCGGCTGAAGGCTTGGAACAATCAGGTGGCACACGGAGAGACTGCGCTCTATCCCATGATGATCAACTGGTATTGCGCAAGTTATCTAACGCCGTCTACCCCGTCGGGGGAATACGGGGCATCGGTCCGCAACAGCTCTGGAAGCAGGACTTTTGTCACCACTGCTAACCTAGCCCTACTCAATGGGCAGCCAGCCTCCAGTTCATTTGTTCAAGCGGGCGATCCGATAGCGAGTGGCGCCTATTACTGCCCGAGCCAGCAGATGCCTTGGACCGGTAACTATCAGGATTATGTTCTGGCCAATGCGCTGTTTTCGGTAACCAACATCGGACAGACCACGCAGCCACTGCGCGCTAACTTTGGCGGGTTCTTGCCCAGTAACAGGTCGGTGTTGCAGATGTATTGCGATAACGGCTCTGGCATTAACCCGCTTACGGCTAATGGGCGGACGCTGTTTGCGTCCAGGCCAATGAAGCCACTTTGAGGCAGCATAATGACAAAACAAGTGATCAACCTTGGCACCGCGCCGAGCGGTACAGGTGGCGATGATCGACGCAGTGCCTGGGTCAAAGCGATTGCGAACTTTGACGAGATCTACGCAGCGTTCGGTGGTAACTCGATACCTGCAGCGCTTCCAGTTGCGAAAGGCGGCACGGGCGGAACTACTGCAGCTGCTGCGCGGACAGGCCTGGGCCTCGGCGCAGCGGCTGTAGCAGCTATTCTCGGCAACGTAGCGTCAGGCACAGCGCTCCAGCAAGTGATCACCAACGCCAACGGCACGGCTTACCGATTCGCTAATGGGATGCAGGTGTGCGTGCTACCGCGGGGAAGTGGGGCTCAAACGGCCTCGGTGGGGGCGACAGCGGTAGGGAACTTTCTTTGGACATTCCCGGCGCCGTTCGCCAATTTGAATTACAGCCCCGCAGCGTCATTTGAGCCAATGCAGAGCGTGGATCACTTCGGCTATATCCACACCGGGAACTGGGGGACGGCGTCCTGCACCCTTTGGGTCCGTAACGGCCCAGCTGTAGCACAGGCATTCATTGTATCGGCCATTGCAGTAGGGAGTTGGCAGTAATGAAAATCAGTTTTTCTCCATCCTATCGGGACTATCCGCTTTCGTTATACCGAGCGGGAGACGTCCTGTACCTCAACGGAGAGCAGTTCGATTTCTCCAATCTCCCTGAAGGAGCAACTCTTCCACCTGGCGCTGTCGACAGCGAGTGGTTCAAGGGAGAGGTCACCCGGATGAATGGCGAACTCGAGTTCACTCTAATCCTGCCCCACGGATTAAACGCTCCGGAATCGACCCGCTTCCCTCAGGCCATCACCCTCTTTGGCGATGGCACTGTTCAACTCCCCCCCTACAACATTGAGGTAGAAAATGCAGATCGACTGGAGCCAGATGGTGACTCGGGAGATGAAGGAGCAGCAGCACACACAAGTCTTGGCGGCCAAGGTGACCCAGCAAATCCAGAGCCTCAGACAGGTAGCTGATTCCGCTATTGCGCCTCTCCAGGATGCTGTTGAGCTGGAGGAAGCCACCGATGCCGAGGCAGCAGCACTCAAGGACTGGAAGCGCTACCGGATTGCATTGAATCGCCTGCCCGAGCAGCCCGGCTATCCCGAATTGATCGACTGGCCGGCACAGCCCGCCTGACCCTTAGCGTTACCTCAAACCCAACCGCCGCCCGGCGGTATTTTTTTTGCCTGGAGAAAACCCATGCCTTTCATCGTCATCGACACCATCAACGACTACAACCCGCTGAACAAGCGCCAGTTCGCCACCGAGGCTGAGGCCGAAGCGGCTGCTACTCAGGAGCTGCGGGCCAATCCACGGGTAGTTCTGTCCACCGCGAAGGTGCTCAAGGTCTTCAAGGCTGAGGTCACGGTCACCGCCCAAGAGCCTGCCGAGGTTGAACCGCAAGTGCCGGCGGAGGAGCCAGCATGATGGCAACCCCTCGCGGCGTCCGGAACAACAACCCCGGCAATATCGATTTCAACCCACGGAATGCCTGGCAGGGTCAGTTGGGCGTCGAGGAGGGCGTGGCCAAGCCGCGCTTTGCCCGGTTTGACCAAGCTGAAAATGGCATCCGTGCCCTGGGCAAGCTTCTGCTCAACTACGGGGGCAAAGATGGCATGCCAGGCGTCGGCCGCTCTGGTATCGATACTCCGCTGGAATTCATCAGCCGCTGGGCGCCGTCTAGCGAGAACAACACGCTGGCTTACGCGCAGGCCATCGCCAAGCGGCTCGGGGTCGGGGTACGCGACTCCATAGACATCTCCAAGCCAGAGGTTCTGCGGGAGGCAGTGGTGGGCATCATCGTCCACGAGAATGGCGGCAACCCATACAAGGCCGAGGTGATCGACGAAGGTATACGGCGGGCGCTGACATGAAGGGCTGGGCCATATTGACGTTTGCTGTACTGCTGGCATCCCACGGGGCGGCCTATCAGCACGGTCGCTCGGTAGAGCGAGCGAACGCCGGAGAGGCATCAGCGCAACGAGACAGCGGTAACCGGCTTGCCGAGGTGATCGGCGAGCGAAGTGCCCGGCAGGAAGAAACACGACGCGCCGCAGCGCAGGAGGAGGCGAGAGCCCATGCCCAGGAAGAACGAACGATTGCTGATGCTGGCGCTGTTGACGCCGATGCTGCTGGCCAGCGGCTGCGCAGCGAAACCTCCCAATTCGCTGCCGCCGTCAGTTGCCCCGGCCAGGATACCGCCGTTATCACCAGAGGCCAGACAGCCACCCGCGCCGCCATGGTGCTCTCCGACCTGCTCGCACGGGCTGATGAAAGAGCGGGAGAGCTGGCGGCAGCGTTTGACCAGGCCAGAGTTGCCGGCCAGCAGTGCGAGCGTGAGTACGACGCCCTAGTCGCAAAGCGGGCGGCAGTAAGCGCCCGCGAATAAATTCGAAGGCTTCATGCAAAGAGAGCGGCCACCGGGGATGCGTCAACATCCCTGCTGACCGCCGAACCCGCAGACCATACCTGCAAGCCCAGCCAAGGCTCCCGCTCTGTGCACAAAGCACGGCGAGCCTAGCACCTGTTCATCCATACAGTAAAGGTTTGCAAAGTGACTAACCCAATCATTCCGTGGATGGGCGGCAAGCGCCGCCTAGCCGACCGCTTGATCCCGCTTTTCCCTGCTCATGAATGCTATGTCGAGGTCTTCGCCGGCGGCGCCGCTCTCTATTTCATGCGCCCGCAACCCGCCCAAGTGGAGGTCTTGAATGATCTCAACGGCGACCTAGTGAATCTATACCGGGTAGTCCAGAACCATCTGGAGGAGTTTGTCCGGCAGTTCAAATGGGCGCTGTCGTCACGGCAGATCTTCGAGTGGCAAAAGATGGCGAGACCGGAGACGCTGACCGATATCCAGCGCGCGGCCCGTTTCTTCTATCTGCAGCAGCACGCTTTCGGTGGGAAGGTTACTGGGCAGACATTCGGTACCGCCACCACTGGCCCTGCCATCAACCTGCTGCGCATTGAAGAGAACCTTTCTGCAGCCTGGCAAAGGCTGGCCGGCACCTACGTGGAGAACCTTTCATGGCTCGACTGCGCTGAGCGTTATGATCGAGCGCATACGTTCTTCTACATGGATCCGCCTTATTGGCAGACCGCAGGCTATGGGGTCGACTTCCCGTTCGATCAATATGAGCGCATGGCCGAGTTCATGCGCACATGCAAAGGCAAGGTGATGGTGAGCATCAACGATCACCCTGATATTCGCCGTGTTTTCGATGGCTTCCACTTTGAGTGCGTGGATATTCGCTACACAACGACCAACCAGCGTCAGGGCAAGGCTGAGATGGCCGGTGAGTTAATTATCATGAACTGGACGCCAGCGGAGTTGGGTCAACTGTTCTGAAATACAGAGTTTTTTGTCCTTTGCAGATGCTTGGCTCGTTTTACCCTATGCTTCTTATCAGCTGCTAGGAGTGACTTGTGGTCAAGCGTTCTTTCATTGGGATTGTTGAGGCCGGCGAGGCTCTGATTCAGCAGGCGATCGACGCCATGAGGGAGTTCCGGGCGGCTGAGGCCGCTAACGCGCCTGCTGAAGAGGTGGAGCGGCTACGCCTTGTCGCGGACTCCCTCTACCATGCAGTCATCGATTTTCAGCTGATCGAAGCCAAGCATCCGCCTGATACTATCCATTGAAAAGCGACTGCTGAAAGAGGGCTCCGTAATGTCAAAAGCTCCTTCGTTACTGTTCCCAGATCATCCGATGTACACCGATGCAGTCGAAGCACTGAAGCGTTATCACCAAGCACAGGCCGATGGCGCGTCACCCCTTAAGATTGAGCGACTACGACTGATCGCAGAATCCCAATTCCAGGCAGTCACCGACTACCAGCTTAGAGCTCTAGGTCGCCCTGGCGGCTCTCCTCACTGACCGGTTCAATCAGTTCTGGCCCTTGGTTGCGCACGTTGCCTACCGCTTTACCTACAGCGAACCAGCGAAAATCCTGAGCGGGCCGGCATCCTGCCTCGACGATCTCCGCCGCGCGCTCAGGCGTTGTGGCTGGGTCTAACCATTCCTTGGCCACTTCTGGCGTCAGCACTAGGGGCTTTCTGTCGTGGATGTCGACGAGCCCTTGATCGGCTGCTGCTGTGATGATCACGAATCCATCGCGCTCATCCGGCTCGAGGCTCTGGTGCACCTCAGCAAGTGCAGCGAAGTACAGCGGGGCGCCGTCGGCGCCCGTGATGTAGTAGGGCTGTTTGCGCTTCGGGTCCGCTAGATCAGGTAGCCACTCAAACCAGCCATTTGCAGGAGCCAGGGCTCTGCCGTTCGGCCACAGGCCCTTAAAGAATTTTCCTGTCACCACTGTCTCGGCCCGAGCATTGATCGGATCAGGACGTTTCCCCTTCGCCCAAAATGGCGACCATCCCCACTTGACCCGATCCACGCACAGTCCACCATCTACCTGGCGTATGACCTCGACGCGGGTAGACGGCGCCACGTTGTAGCGACTGATTGGCTCGTGGTCGTAGCCATTTATCACGACCAGGTCCAGCGATAGCTGGCGCAGGTAGTGATCCATTGACTCGTAGATCGAGTACCGTCCGCACATATCCCACCTCTCGCCCGTCAGAATTTTCGCCGGCTAGGATTGACCGGAAGACCGATGCCGGATTTACTGTATATGCATACAGTTTGCATTGGACCTTCCATCATGACCATCACATTTCTTGGTACGCCCACTGGCGGTACCGAACCACTACCGCTGTATTCGTTTCACGTCCCAGCCGGTTTCCCTTCGCCTGCTGCGGACCATTTGGAAGGTCATATTTCCCTTGATGAGCTATTCGACCTCCGCGCGCCCCATGTGTATCTGGTAAAAGTTGAAGGCGACAGCATGCAAGGCGCTGGCATCTACTCTGGCGACCTCGTCATCGTAGACCGCGGCCGTGAGGCAGAGCACGACGACATTGTCATTGCTGCCGTTAACAGCGAGCCGGTGTGCAAGCGTTTGCACCGACGCGACGGCGTGGTGATCCTCAAGTCGGAGAATCCGGCGTATCCGCCGCGGTACATCATGGAAGGCGATGATCTCGTCGTATGGGGCGTTGTGCGTTACAGCGTTCGTGATCATGCGCAGTGACCAGGTGTTTGCGCTTATCGATTGCAACTCGTTCTACGCGAGTTGCGAGCGGGTGTTTCGACCAGACCTGGCCAAGACCCCGATCGTCGTACTGAGCAACAACGATGGCTGCGTGATTGCCAGGTCATACGATGCAAAGCCTTTCGTGAAGATGGGCGAACCGTTTTTCCAGGCAAAGGACAAGCTACGCCGGCACGGCATCATGGCTTTCAGCAGTAATTACGCGCTGTACGGTGACATGAGCGAGCGCGTCATGACGCTGATTGAGTCGATGGTGCCTGCCACCGAGATCTACAGCATCGACGAGTGCTTCGCAGACCTATCGGGTATTCAGGAAAACCTGACCCAGTTCGGGCGAAAGCTGCGGTCTAGGATTCTCCAGTGCACCGGAATCCCGGTGGGTGTCGGCATTGCCGGCACCAAGACACTTGCGAAGCTAGCCAATCACACCGCCAAACGGCTGCAGGCACAAACCGGCGGAGTGGTGGATATCACCGATCCGTTCAAGCGCGACTGGGTGCTACGGAATACCGAAGTGAAGGAGGTGTGGGGCGTAGGCCGGCGGATGACCGCCCACCTTGAGGCGATGGGCATCCACACGGCGATGGATTTAGCCAAGGCAGATGCCTGGACACTGCGACAGAAATTCAGTGTGGTGGTCGAGAAAACTGCCCGCGAGCTGGCGGGTACGCCGTGCTTGGAGCTGGACGAGGCCGAGCCCCCGAAACAGGAAATCTGCTGCAGCCGGATGTTCGGGAAGCGTCTTACTGAGCTGGCGCCCATCAAGCAGGCAGTGGCCACGTACGTTGCCCGAGCAGCGGAAAAACTCCGGGCCCAGGGTTCAGTGTGCAAGCGCATGCGCGTCAGCATCCGCACTGGCATGTTCAACCCGGACGAGGCGCACTACGCTCAGGGGGCCCTGGTTGAGCTTCCATATCCCACCTGCGACACGCTGCTGATGACCCGGTTGGTCACAGAAGCGGTCGACCGTATCTTTAGGCCCGGGTTTCGGTACAGCAAGGCCGAGGTACTGCTGATGGACCTGCGGCAACCGGGTGAATTTTCAGAGGACTTGTTTGCGCTTAAGCAATCAGTGGCATGTGACCGACTGATGCAGGTGATGGATGACATCAACGAGCGCTGGGGGAGGGGGACAATGCGGGCCGCGAGCGTGCCAGCGACGCCAGACTGGGGAATGAGGAGGGAGATGATGAGTCAATCCTACACGACGAGGATCGATCAGCTGTGGACGGTGAAATGTTGAGCGCTTCCAGCGCCGTGACTTGCTGAACTTAATGACGAGGTCGCTTTGGTGACGGACCCTGATGGTCGCGCGGCAGTGCTCAGCGTCATGGCTTATGCTGCGCTCAGGTGGGGAGAAGTCGATGACGGCGACCTAGGGGACATGCTGGAGCTGGCCGAGTCTGCCAGGCTGTGGCGCTGACCGAGCATGAGGAGGTCGCTTGAGCTGCCTTGTATGAACAAGCTATGGCATAGTGGTATCACCGTTGTTTCGACCAAAAAGGGAGGGGACGCATGGACGAATTTCTAGACAGGTCAGATGTGCTGCATGCCAAAATCTTGAGGCGGCTGGATGGTGTACCAGCGTATCCCGGCGCACGGCATGAGGTCGCATTGGTCGCGTGTGGCATGGCGCTGGAACACGCGCTGAGCCTTCGCTTTCTGGTGAGGGTGGGTTATTACACTTCTGCGTTGTCGATGATGCGTCTCCAGTACGAAGCTCTCACACGAAGCGTCTGGCTGCTGTATGCGGCTACCGATCTGCAGATCGAGACACTGGTGTCTCCACTGACTTTGGATACTGAGCATGCGGCTAAGAAAATGCCGATGCTTTCTGACCAGCTCAAACAGATCCAACAAAAAGCTCCTGAGCAAGCTTCGACCATGCTTCACAACTTCAAAGACGTGAATTACCACGCCATGAACTCGTTCATTCACAGCGGAATCCATCCTTTGCGCCGCCATGCCGAAGGCTATCCAGCAACGTTGGTTGAGGACGTGCTGAGGAACAGCAATGGACTGAACATAATGACGCTGCAGATGGGAATCATTCTGTCAGGCGACTCACGTTTTTATGGCGTAGTAGGCGCTGTGCAGGAAGAATTTCACCAGATCCTGCCGGTTCTGGCTTCACCACTTTAGAAGGGAATAGGGCATATGGGTAAGACGAGCCAGTGGGCGCTGGAGCTAATGGAAGAAAGGGACCGTGAAAGGGAGCTTGATTACCAATACGAGCAATATGAAGCTGAAATGAAATGGTTTGAGGCACACCCGTTTCTCGAAACCTATAGCATTTTCAAAGAAATGTTGAAGCAGTTGAGACTGATGGTAAAACAGCCTGCCGACAGTTTCGATTCCGAAATGATGCATAAAATGTCTTACGTCCATGCCGTTACGCTTTTTGAGGCAATGGTAGGTGATGTTCTTAAAGCTACGATTTTGGCATATCCCACGCTCATGCAGAAAATGGTTAGCAAACTGGGTGAGGATAAGAGTAATAAATTTCATATTAGCGAAATTGCAGAACTCGGGTTAAATGGTATCGTTTTAGGAATCATCAACCAGCAGATCTACCACAATCCGATTACGGTAAAAAAATACGTTAATCTGATAACGGGTAAGGTGTTGCCTGATACTCGTATGGCGAAGATGCAAGAGATTGCAGAGCGCAGACATGATTTCGTTCATAGAAATGGCAAGACAATAGAAGGTAGAGAGTTGGAGATTGATGCTAATACAATTGTTTCAGTAATTGATGTGATTGAAAGTTTTGCTCAAGATATATTTGAAACCATAGATAGGGCTATGAAAGATGAGTCTGGTATTCACATAATATGA